GGCTGATCCAACAGACCTAGGTGTTAAAGAAAAGATGCTTGCAGCTAAAGACATCTTGGATCGTGCAGGCTTTACTAAAACAGATAAGGTAGAAGTGAAGACCTCAGAACCTCTCTTTATTCTGCCCTCTAAGGAGTCTGATGAGTAAAAGAGCAAGTAAAGCAGAATATCCAGATAAGGTAGAGTGGAGGATACCTTTGAGAGGAGAGATGGGTGAATGGTATCCCATCATACGAATAGGACGACACATACCCTTTGGATATAAACAAGACGAGGATGATCCAGATCTTCTTATTCCAATTCCAGAAGAACTAGAACTTCTAGAAAAAGCAAAACTCTTTCTTAATGAATACAGTGTTAGGCAAGTAGCCATCTGGTTATCCAAGCAGTCAGGTAGAAAGATCTCACATGTAGGGTTATATAAACGTGTCCGAATCGAAGAAAAAAGGCGCAGGTCGTCCAACAACTCTAGGCAATATGCCAGGCGGTATAAAGAGGCGGCAACCAAAGCGGAAAAAATCGAAAAGCAACGTATCGGAGGTAGAGCCACAAGAACTATCAACGGACAGCAAAACTGGGAAGACGTCAATCCTTGGGTCGAAGACGAAGACTCCAGCGACAGTTAAGCCAGCGCCTTTCGATGTTGAAGCTGCACAAGAAATTATCTTTGAGCCTAACGCAGGACCACAGACTAAGTTTCTAAGTGCCACTGAACAAGAGGTTCTATACGGTGGGGCAGCTGGGGGTGGAAAGAGCTACAGTCTAGTTGCTGACCCTGTTCGTTACTTAAACAATCCTAATGCTAGGATGCTTTTGGTTCGTCGTAGTACTGAAGAACTAAGAGAACTTATCTCAGTCTCTAAGCAACTATACCCTAGAGCAATACCTGGTATTAAGTTTATGGAACGAGACAAGACATGGGTGGCACCAAGTGGAGCTACACTCTGGATGTCCTACCTAGACCGTGACGATGACGTTATGAGATACCAAGGTCAGGCCTTTAATTGGATTGGCTTCGACGAGTTGACGCAATGGGACTCAAGCTATGCGTGGACTTATATGCGCTCAAGATTACGTACTACTAAAGCATCAGGGTTACCTCTCTACATGAGGGCAACAAGTAACCCAGGTGGACCAGGACACCAGTGGGTAAAACGAACTTTTATTGATCCAGCTGAGCCAGGTAATTCGTACTGGGCTACAGATCCAGAAGGTGAAACAATCTGCTGGCCTAAGGGACACACTAGAGCAGGAGAACCACTGTTTAAAAGAAAGTTTATTCCTGCTACTCTGTTTGATAACCCATACCTTTCAGACGATGGTATGTACGAAGCTAACCTACTCTCTCTACCTGAGCACCAAAGACGACAACTCCTTGAAGGTGACTGGGATATTAACGAGGGAGCAGCATTCTCTGAGTTTAATAGGAAGATTCACGTAGTAGACCCATACGACATACCTTCTAGCTGGACTAGGTTTAGGGCATGTGACTACGGATATGGATCTTACACTGGGGTTGTTTGGATTGCTATCGCACCAGACGAACAGTTAATTGTTTATAGGGAGTTATACGTATCAAAAGTTTTAGCTACAGATCTAGCAGAAACTATTTTAGAACTTGAATCAGCAGAAAAAATAAGGTATGGTGTTCTTGATAGTTCTTTGTGGCATAAACGTGGAGACACAGGACCAAGCCTAGCAGAGACTATGATTATGAAAGGATGCCACTGGCGTCCATCAGACAGATCAAAAGGTTCACGTGTTGCAGGTAAGAATGAAATACACAGACGACTACAGGTTGATGACTTTACAGAAAACCCAAGGATGGTCTTTTTTAATAACTGCACTAATACAATAGCCCAGCTGCCTTCTATTCCTCTTGATAAGAACAACCCAGAAGACGTAGACACCAAAGCAGAAGATCACCTATACGATGCTTTACGTTATGGAGTAATGACAAGACCAAGAAGCAACCTGTTTGATTTTGATTCAACTGATCAGAGAACAGGCTTTCAAGCAGCTGACCCTCAATTTGGATACTAGACTAAGGATCTACTATGGAAGAAGATGACATCTTGAATGAAGAAGTAAACATGGATGCCTCAGAAGTGTCTTTTATTGAAGATTCTGAAGAGGGTCTTAATACAGACGAACCTGTTGGCTCTATACTACAGTACGTTCAACAACGTTTTTACAAAGCAGAAGAGGCAAGGTATACTGAAGAGCAGCGTTGGATTAAAGCTTACAGAAACTATAGAGGACTGTACGGGCCAGATGTTAGCTTCACTTCTACTGAGAAGTCTAAGGTATTTGTTAAAGTAACTAAGACTAAAGTACTTGCTGCCTACGGTCAGATCGTTGAGGTACTCTTTGGTGCCAACAAGTTTCCAATTAGTATTGATCCTACCGTACTTCCTGATGGTGTACTTGAAGCTGTTTATGTTGAGACAGACGAAAACGTCAAGAAGATGAATGCTGATGGTCAGGTAGATATACCAAAACTAGAACCAGGTGAAACATTTCCTGAGTTTCAAGAGCGTCTTGCTGGTCTAAGAAGTAAACTTGAGCCTTTAGGTGATAAAGTTAAAGAAGGTGAGGGAACTACTCCAACTCAAGTTACCTTCCATCCAGCTATGGTTGCAGCTAAGAAGATGGAAAAGAAGATACATGACCAACTAGAAGAGTCTAATGCACGTAAAGAACTACGTACAACAGCCTTTGAGTGTGCACTGTTTGGTACAGGTATCATGAAGGGTCCCTTCGCAGTAGACAAAGAGTATCCTAACTGGTCAGAAGAAGGTGAGTACGATCCCATAATAAAAACTGTACCTAAGTGTTCTTCTGTTTCTACATGGAACTTCTACCCAGACCCTGACGCAATCAACATGGACGATGCAGAGTACGTTGTTGAGCGTCACAAGATGTCTCGCACACAGCTACGTGCACTTAAGCGGCGTCCATTCTTTCGTAAAAATGCTATTGATACAGCTGTATCTATGGGTGAGTCCTACACTAAAGAGTGGTGGGAACAGATCATGGAAGACGAAGCCAATGAGTCTAAGGCAGAACGCTATCAGGTACTTGAGTTCTGGGGCAACGTAGACGTAGCTCTTCTTAAAGATCAGAAGGTAGACGTTCCTGAAGAGTTAGACGAGTACGATCAAGTATCCGTAAATATCTGGACTTGTAACGGTCAGGTTCTACGTCTTGTCCTAAATCCTTTCACTCCTTCTTATATACCTTACTACTCAGTTCCTTATGAGGTAAACCCTTACAGCTTGTTTGGTGTAGGTATTGCTGAGAACATGGACGACACACAGACCTTAATGAATGGCTTCATGAGGATGGCAGTAGACAATGCTGCTCTCTCAGGTAACCTAATAATCGAGGTTGATGAGACAAACTTGGTGCCAGGCCAAGACCTATCTGTGTACCCAGGAAAAGTCTTTAGGAGACAGGGGGGTGCACCAGGACAAGCCATCTTCGGCACTAAGTTCCCTAACGTATCAAACGAGAACCTACAACTCTTCGACAAGGCTAGAGTACTAGCTGATGAGAGTACAGGCTTTCCTTCCTTCGCTCACGGTCAGACAGGTGTGTCAGGTGTAGGACGTACAGCTTCTGGTATCTCAATGCTTATGTCTGCTGCCAACGGTAGTATTCGTAACGTAGTTAAGAACGTAGACGACTATCTCCTTGGCCCACTAGGTAAAGCTTTCTTTAACTTCAACATGCAGTTTGACTTTGACCAAGAAATAAAGGGTGATCTAGAGGTTAAGGCTCAAGGTACTGAGTCACTGATGGCTAACGAAGTAAGGTCACAACGACTGATGCAGTTCCTGCAGGTTACACAGAACCCAGCCCTAGCTCCGTTTGCTAAGATGGACTACGTAATGCGTGAGATTGCTAAGTCTATGGACCTAGACCCAGACAAGGTAGTCAACTCAATGGCTGACGCTAAGCTACAGGCAGAGTTGTTTAAAGCCTTCAGAGAGCAGAACCCAGAACCTGCAGCACCACAAGAGGGTGTACCACCACAGGCAGGACCACAGGGGGCACCAGCGGGTGCTCAGGTGCAGGATACGTCTGGGGCAGGGGGAGGTACTATAGGTACTGGTACAGTCCCTCAGCCAGGAGAACAGGGCTTCTCAGGCAATACAGGTGAAGGTGCCGCATGATCAACCTAAAACCTTTAGTGAATGACAAACCTCTTTGGGATGCCTTCAAAGAAGAGTTAGATAAAAGACTTGTTGAAACACATAGGGCTATGGAACAGGCAGACGATTCTCACACCTTATACCGTCTTCAGGGGCAGGCCAATGCCCTACGTAAACTAAAGCAGCTTAGGGACTACGTAAATGGCGGGGAATAAAACTACGCCTAAGTCACCAGTTGATACAGGTAATAAAACAATTTCTGGTAGAACTATCTGGAATGATCCAGAGACAGGGAAAGATTACTCTGAACGTTCTACAACATTTGAGATTGATGGTAAGTATTACACGATGCCAACTGTGGCTAAAAATGGTGGGCAATACACTAGTGATACAATAAGAGACTATGTTAAAGAAAACGGACCTATAGACTACATTACTGGTGAAAAACTTCCAGAGTTTAGAAATAGGGAAGATGCTATAGAGTACGCTATAAGCAGATCAAGCACTAGGAAAAAACCAAGGGCAGGTATGTCAGAAGGTGGCTCAGTAGAAGAACAAACAGAAGAATCTTTTCCTGTAACAAAAGGTATGGGTTACGGTGAATTAATTGTAGACAATATTATTGGACTCGACAATGAGTACGAATCATTTGGTGAAAAACTAAAAAAAGCAGTAAGTGAAGATGAAATAGGATTTCTTAAAAATGCTGCTGTTGGCGTGTACGAAGGGGCAAAAGAGTTTGTAGCTAACCCCATAGATACAACTACAAAAGTAGTTACAGATATTAGAGATAGTATCAAAAGATTAAGTAGTGAAGATTTAAATACTAGACTTCAAAATATGTATGATGTCACTTATGATAGAGCTACAGATCAACAAGTAAACTCTGCTAGAGAAGCTGTTCTTGGTGATGCATTCACAGCACTAGAGTTAATTCCTGCAGCTAAAGGTGTTACTATGGCAGCTAAGGCTGGTAGTGCAGGAGCCAAGTCTCTCGGTGACGTAGCTAAACGTATAGAGGTTGACACTAGCTCAATGGGTTCTGGGCTAGGTAATGTTAGTTTACAACCAAAAAATAAAAAAGAACTACCCCCTGCTGAGAACTCTGCTAAAACTCAAATAGCTGGTACTTTACCTACTTATAAAAAAGCAGACACTCTCTTAACTGAATTAGCTGGTGAAGGTAAAACTTTAGATTTTGGTGCTGGTTTAGGTTTATCTAAAAAAGAATTAGGATTTGATACGTATGAACCCTTTCCTAAAGGGGACTTTAATCCAGACTTTGTTTCACCTACAGATATACCAGACAACACATACAAAAAAGTAACAAACTTAAATGTACTCAATGTGGTTCCTCGTAGCACAAGGGATAACATTGTAAAGGACATAGGTCGTATTTTAAAGCCAGACGGTAGGGCTGTCATAACTACAAGGGGTAGGGATGTATTAAGTGCCAAGGGTACAAGCGGCCCAGAGCCTATGTCTATCATTACATCAATGGACACATACCAAAAAGGTTTTACTCAACCTGAGCTTAGGTCTTATATAACAGACACACTAGGAGAAGGTTTTGAGGTTACAAATAATAAATTGGGTGCAGCTGGTGTAACAGTGCATAAACTAAATACAAAAAACTTCAATGAAGGTGGAGCAGTCACTATGGACAACCAAATGAGAATGTTTGAAGAAGGCGGTATAGCTGATGATGGTATGAGCCGTGACCCAGTATCAGGTAACGAAATACCACCAGGTTCTTTAGCTAGAGAAGTACGGGACGATGTTCCAGCCCAGTTGTCTGACGGTGAGTATGTAGTACCTGCTGACGTTGTACGTTTCTTTGGTGTAAAATACTTTGAAGATTTACGTATGGTAGCAAAACAGGGCTTGCAACAGATGGAGCAAGATGGTAGAATTGGTGGAGAGCCAATGGGCAGTCCTGCACCACAGTCTGCTGACGAAGCTCTATCCCCAGAAGAAGAAGCTCTACTCCAAGAAATTATGGCTATGGAACAACAGCCACAACAGCAGCCACCAATGCAACAGCAACCACAACCTAGTATGGCTGTAGGTGGAGTTGTTAAGGCTGCTTACGGAATATCAGTTGGAGGAGGTGGTAACTTAACAGAAGATATTGCAATAGGAGGTAATAAACCAAAAGTTACCACAGGCACTGACACTGGTACTACTACTACTACT